TACATTTACATGTCCAATCACGCCAAGATGCTCAAGCGCGTCGGCGAGGTCTATCTGAGCATGGCTAAGGACGTGTATGTCGAAGAAGGCCGCAAGGTTAAGGTCATCGACGAGCAGGAGCAGGTCGAATCGGCTGCACTCATGAAGCCCACGGTGAACGATGAGACCGGGGCCATTGAATACGAGAACGACATCAGTGGCGCTGACTTTGACGTTGTGGTGTCTGTAGGTCCAACCTCGCGCAGCAAGCGGCAATCTACGTTGCGTGCGCTGACCAACATGATTCAGATCAGCGACGATGCGGAGACGCGGCAGGTGCTGACCTCCATGGCAATGATGAACATGGAAGGCGAGGGCATCGAACCGATACGCGATTATTTCCGCAAGAAGTTGGTCAGAATCGGGGTTATTGAACCGACCGACGCAGACAAAGCAGAGATGCAAGCCATGGCAGCAAATCAGCCGCAGGATCCGAATGCGGTGTTTTTACAGGCAGCCGCCGAGGAAGCTATGGCGAAGGCTTCCCAGGCTCGCGCGTCGGTCATTAAGACAGTTGCGGATGCTGAACTCACAAAAGCCAAAACGATCGAGACGCTTGGCAAAGTTGACGCTGAAGCACAAGACCAAGCAATGCAGATGGCGCAGACATTAGGCGGCGCGCTCGGGGCGCCTGAGCAAATACAGCAACCTAATATCACGCCGCCAATGTAATATTATGTGATTACCGGTAACCGGCCGCCGTCAATGGTCGAGATTAAGGAAAGCGTGATGCTAAAAAACCAAGCCGATCAGGAACCGCAAGACATCGAAAACGAGTCGATCGACCAAGAGCAGACCGAAGACATTAACGACGAGCCCAATACCGTCGAAGATGTTGAAGGCGAGCAGGAAGGCGACGACGAGCAGGACGATGAAATTGTTGTTTCGATTGGCGATGTTTCGCCACCTGATGAGGACAATAGACCGGCTCCAAAATGGGTAAGGGAAGTACGCAAGACTAATCGTGAGCTGCTACGTAAAAACCGAGAGCTTGAGGCTCAGTTAAACGCCACCAGGACCGAGCCAAAACCGGTCAAGGTAGACCCTAAGCCGACGCTTGATGGTTGCGAATATGACTCGGAGCGGTACGAGGCCGAGCTTAGTTCGTGGTACGAGCAAAAGAGACAGGCAGATTTGCTGGAGGCCCAGGCCAAAGAGGTCGAAGCACAGCAGATCCGCAAGTATCAAGAGCGATTAGCGGCGTATGGAAAGGCAAAGGCCGAGTTGCGAGTGCGTGATTATGAGGAAGCCGAGGAAACTGTATTGCAGCACCTTGATATTCCTCAGCAAAACGTCATCGTAAAGGGCGCAGAAAACGCCGCATTGGTGGTCTATGCGCTCGGCAAGAACCCTGCCAAGGCGAAGGAACTAGCATCGATCAAAGACCCGATTGATTTTGCGTTTGCTGTAGCACGACTGGAGAAAGACTTGAGAGTTAGCAACCGCGCAAAAAAGGCGCCGCCGCCTGAGAAGGTAGTCACCGGGAGCGGGCGCATATCTGGGTCGGTGGATTCTGAACTTGAACGACTGCGGGCGCAGGCTGAAAAGACCGGCGACATCTCCGCGGTTCTTAGGTATAAACGTCAACGTAAAAAGTAGGTTAAATCATGTCAAACGCTTTTAGCAAAGAAGAGCGCGTACAGTTTGAGGACATCCTCGAGGGCTTCAACGACGCGCTTATCCTCTCCAAAAACGTCGCGGTCTACAATACCGACCAATCGATGATGGAGCGCACCAACAACATCGTATGGCGTCCGCAGCCCTATATCGCCACGTCGTACAACGGCACCGATCAGACGACCAACTTCGACGACTACACCCAGTTGTCAGTCCCCGCGACCATTGGTTTCTCTAAGTCCGTGCCTTGGACGATGACCGCCACCGAGTTGCGTGATGCGCTGCAAGAAGGCCGGCTTGGTGATGCTGCCAAGCAAAAACTGGCCAGCGATATCAATATTGCCGTTATGAACGTTGCCGCCCAACAAGGCACGCTCGTTGTTAAGCGCACTTCGTCTGCGTCTGGCTTCGACGATGTTGCCCAGTGCGAGGCGATTTTCAACGAGCAGGGCGTGGTATTCAATGACCGCTATCTCGCTTTGTCGACCCGCGACTATAACGGCATGGCCTCGAACCTTGCTGTCAGTACCCGCTCGTTTGGCAATGAGATCTCGGATCGTGCTTTGCGTGCTGCGTATGTCGGCCCCGTGGCATCGTTTGAGACCTACAAGCTCGACTACGCTGTGCGCAAGACCGCAGCCGCTGGTGGCGCTGGCATCACGATGTCGACGCTGACCGCTGCTGGTAACTACTGGGTGCCGAAGGCTACGACCGTTAGCGTGACGGGTGAGTCTGGCAACGTCGACAACCGTTTTCAAACCATCACGGTTTCGAGCACGACCAACGTCGTTGCTGGTGACTCGTTCACGATCGCTAACTGCGAGGCCGTGCACCACATCACCAAAGGCGGCACTGGCCAGCTCAAGACCTTCCGCGTTATCTCGGTTCCGTCTGCTACGACCTTGGTTATTTCGCCCCCGATCATCAGCAACCAGGGCGGCACGGACGCCGAATTGCAGTATCAGAACGTGGCATTCAGCGCGACCGCTTCTAACGCGGCTCTGGTGTTCTTGAACACCGCTACCGCTGCGATGAACCCGTTCTGGCAGAGGGACTCCATCGAAATTCTGCCAGGCCGGTACGCTGTGCCCGACAATGCTGGTGTAGCCGTGATGCGCGGATCAACGGATCAAGGTATCGAATTGGTGATGACTAAGTTTTATGACATCAACACCATGAAGACCAAGTTCCGTATCGATACCCTGTTTGGCGTGGTGAACAAGCAGCCAGAAATGTCCGGCATTATCATGTTCGGCCAGCCCTGATAAATAAGGAAACAAATCATGTTGTTATCTCCTAACGGGACCGTACAGGTCGTTATTCCTGCCGGCGAATCGATTGCGGTGTATAGCCAAGGCTATGCAACCGTGTCTCGGCTAGTCGGGTTTCCGAACTATCCAGATAAGACGTCTGCTGTTGGCACCGTCAACAACTCGCAGGTTGTGTTTGGGCCTTATGCGAGCGGTGCAACGCTCGTTGTAGAGGCTCAGGGCGGTGTCGATGTGCAATATGAGGTAGGCACTGCTCCGGTAGTCAAACAAGACCGCCGAGACTCAACTATCCAGCCTGCTCCTGCCGCTGTGGACGTAACAGCAACGCTAACGATTGGTCAGTTGTTGGGTGGCATTATCACGTCGACCACGGCCGCTGCGGTTACTGGCACGCTCCCCACCGGTACGCTGACCGAAGGCGGGTCTGATTTTTTGGTGAACGATGCTTTCGACTGGCATGTCATCAACACTGGCGCAACCAATGCTTTTACCGTTGCTGCTGGTGCCGCTCACACGCTTATCGGATCGGGCGTAATCGCATTGAGTTCTTCTGGGACATTCCGTACCCGCAAGACGGCCGCCAATACGTTTGTCACGTATCGGATTGGTTGATAAGTAGCATCCGGGCTGGCTTCGGCCGGCCCGGTTTTGGAGGTGATATGCCGATCAAAAAGGGTTACTCGAAAAAGAGCATTTCGACCAACATTTCCAAGGAAATGAAGGCCGGCAAACCGCAAAAGCAAGCGATTGCGATTGCATTATCAACCGCGCGCACGGCTGCCATGAAGGCCAACAAGCCGGGCAAAGCACCCAAAAAGGCCAGATGACAATGGAATATCCCGCGTTTGTCTACCGCAAAGCAGATAAGGCCCGCCAGGACGGCAGCAAGTTCGACACTCTGCTGGTGTACAACGATGACGAGCGGCAAGTTGCATTAGATGAGGGTTGGGCCGATGACGTATTACAGGCGCTGGCGCCAAAGCAAAAGCCCATCGTTGTGGATGAGCCTGTTAGTGTTCCTGATGATGATGTTCCTCCTACTCGCCAAGAATTAGAAGCCAAAGCAGTCGAGTTGGGGTTAAAATTCGACGGCCGCACATCAGACCGCAAACTAGGTCTTATGATCGCTGAGGCACTGGGGGAATGATGGGATACAGCAAGCGCCAATTCGTGACCGCAGCGTTTGAGGAGCTGGGGCTTGCATCCTACGTTTTCGACTTGTCTCCTGAGCAGCTAGAAGCAGCTTTACGCCGTCTCGATGTGATGATGGCTACCTGGAACGGGCAAGGCATCCGCTTGTCGTATCCCCTGCCAGGCAGTCCGGAGAATAGCGACATCGACGCGGAGTCGAGTGTGCCTGATTCAGCCAACGAGGCGATCATCACTAACCTGGCACTCAGGTTGGCTCCTGGGATTGGCAAGACTGTGCAGCCTGAGACTAAGGTGGCAGCCAAACAGGCTTACAACGTCTTGTTAAGCCGCGCCGCGCACCCGATCGAGATGGCTCTGCCCAACACGATGCCATCAGGCGCGGGTACCAAGCCATGGCGTCGAGACAACGCGTTTTTATACCCGCATCCACCTAACATTGATGCGGGATCAGATGGCCCGCTCGAGTTTACTTAAGGGCCAATGATGCCAACGATTAACCAGCTTTCCTCGGTCGACGACCTGTCTGGTGGAGACCTATTTCCAGTTTATGTAAGCGCGGACGGCGACGCTCGCAAAGTGTCCGCGACCAATCTGCGCAACTTCATTTTGTACGATGCCTCGGTCGCTGATGACAAGATAACGCAATATGCTGCACCGTCTGCAACCGGGTTTTCGGTGACGATCCTGAATGGTCCTGATAGCGTGTGGCTGATTCTGTTGCCAACCGCAGGATTCGCTGCTGGCACACTGGTGCTGCCACTGCTTGCAAACTGCGTCGACAAGCAAGAGATTTTGGTCAACTGCACCCAAGCAATCACAACTCTCACGGTGAACGGTAACGGCGCCACTGTTACTGGGGCGCCCACTACGTTATCAGCCAATGGATTTTTTAGACTGCGATTCGATGGACTTGCAAAAGTCTGGTACCGCGTCGGTTAAGAGGCAATCATGACAATGCAAGCACCATTCGCGCCGAACTATGGATCCGGTGTAACAGTTTCCCCAGGAACTGTGTCGGCATCGACAACGCTGGTAAACAAGACCAAATCTGTTGTCCTAACAAACCTGTCATCGTCTGTTGTGGCATATGTCAGGATTGGCGCTGCGAGCGCCGCTGCGACAACGTCCGACTATCCTGTTTTGCCATCAACACAGATTGTTCTGAGCAAATCAGACGATGACCAAATCATTTCTTACATAACGTCATCGGGCACTGGATCTCTGCATATTATGGCCGGAGAGGGTTACTAAATGTGGCCGCTGACTCGCCAGCGTGATCGGCGACGATTCTTCTCATCGTCACGTTGGACCCCGGCTCAGCTCGGCTCGGCCCTCGCGCTGTGGCTGGATGCCTCAGATGCAGGCACTGTTGTCCTCAACGGAAGTACGGTTAGCCAGTGGTCTGACAAGTCGGGAAATAATAAAAACGCCGTTCAAGCGACGGCATCACTACAGCCAGCGTATTCTTTGACTGGATTTAACGGATTGCGCCCAGGCCTGGCATTCGATGGGGTAAACGATTTCATGACCGTTGCTGGACTGCCGATTATTGCGCAGCCAATGAGCGTCGCAATCGTTATGAATGACTATGTAGGAGGCACTGGAGACGCCAATCTGTATAGATCCAGTGGGGCCGGAGCTGTGGGTTATAGGGCGAGCGGAACCAGCTGGACTATATTTGCAGGTGTAGTTTTAAACAGTGCCGAGGCATACATTGTTACGCCCACAATTCGACATGATATTTATAACGGCAGCTCATCTCAAATAAGGCGCGATGGCACGGCGTATATCACTGGTGATGCGGGAAACAATGGACTGGTGAACGCAGGCAACTCGTTCAATATCGGAGCTGGAACTGCCGGCGGTTCGCCATCGAGCGTAAAAATGGGAGAGTTTTTAATTTTAAATCGCACGTTGACGACGGGAGAAACACAAAGCCTTGAAGGCTATCTAGCTTGGAAATGGAGTGGGTGGATATGAGTCTAGTTCGCAATTTGCCCTACACCCACCCATACCGCTGGGATGGCACGTTGTTTGGCGGACCAAAACTGTGGCGGCCCAATAACCTGGGGTCAGTGCTCGCGCTTTGGCTCGACGCCGAGGATGCAGCCAGCATTACGCTCAATGGCTCAACTGTCAGTCAATGGGCCGACAAATCGGGCAACGCGCGAAATTTTTCGCAGGCCACAGTTAGCTCGCAGCCAACATATGACGCGACGGTGCTATCTGGAAAGCCCGCTTTGACTTTCGACGGAACGTCAAAGTTTATGTCAGCTGGCGATACGCTTGATTTGAGAACAAACGACATAACAATCATGTCGGTTGTTAAATTCGCCAACAGCACTCAATCAGGTGTCGTACTTTCAAAAACTCGATATGCAGCAGGTGCAGGACGTTATGCGCTTTACCGATCATTAACTAGTGGTATGCTTGGCGTTGGAACGCAGTACGCAACTTTTTTTGCTACGCGGGACGCAATTAGTTCTGGTGCAATTGCGCAATCCTTATATTCGTCAACAAACACAAAACTATTTGGAGGAGAATTAGATAGGTTTGTGTCTGGATATGCAAGAATTTGGGAAGACGGAATAAATACGGCATCTGCAGCATATGATGTAGATGCATTTAATCTTAACAACTCGGACGAGCTGTGGATCGGGGCATACCAGAACTATTTAGGCACGTCTCCGCCCACGGGGGGCAGTTATATGAACGGGCAGATTGCCGAGATTGTTGTAGCTCAAAGTGCGCTATCGACGGCTGACAGACAAAACCTTGAAGGCTATCTTGCCTGGAAGTGGATTCTAGAAGGTTCGCTGCCGGCAAATCACCCGTACAAAAACAGAGCCCCAACTGTGTAGGTGGAACTATGATGTACTTGGTATTTGATACGCTGGAAGCAGCAAAAAGCGCGCTGGAAACGATCTACAAAAACATGATCTTTGGCGTGTCGTCGCCTGATTTGATGAATGTAGACAGCGGGCAAGTGGTTGACAAAGATGATCTGTCTCCGCAGCAGGCTGTGGAAGTTAATGCCGACGATCGTAATTTCCCGGTGTTTGGGGTCAATGCCGCTACGCAGGAACTCGACACCCAAAGCGGCTACACGACTGCATGGGCTGTGCCGCGGCAGCGCGCAACGGATGCAAAAGCGGTATTTCCAAAGCCTGCAGACGAGTTGCTAGCTGGCGTGACAGGATTCGTCGAAGAAGAATACAGCCCGGATTGGTTCCCGTCTGAGTCCACCGCATAATGCCCGCCGCCAAAGACCCCCGCCTAGCTCGCGTCGGTGTATCTGGGTATAACCAGCCCAAGCGCACGCCGTCGCACCCTACCAAGTCGCACGTGGTTGTGGCAAAGGAAGGCGACAAGATCAAAACGATCAGGTTTGGTCAGCAAGGGGTAAGCGGTTCGCCTGCAAAGCCCGGTGAGTCGGCTGCGGACAAGGCACGTCGAAAGTCATTCAAAGCTCGCCACGCCGCCAACATTGCCAAGGGCAAGATGAGCGCGGCATTCTGGGCCAACCGTGAAAAATGGTGAGCTAGTGGAAATTCCCATTCTTAGCGGCGTATACACAGACGGAGCGGCAGACTTCCGCGCGTCCTATCCGGTCAATCTGCTGGTAGTGCCAGGATCAAATGGCATTAGTAACTCATACCTACGCCCTGCCGATGGCCTTGTGAGCGTCGGAACGGGCCCTGGAGTCGACCGCGGCGGTATTGAGTGGCAAGGCCAGCACTACCGTGTGATGGGTGGATCTTTGGTGCGTATAACAAGCGCTGGGGTTGTCACTGTGCTGGGGAGCGTTGGAGGAGCCGATCAGCTTGTCACCTTTGACTACAGCTTTGACCGCCTAGCCATCGCCTCGAACAATAATCTGTACTACTGGAACGGCACTTCGCTACAGCAGGTGACGGACCCTGACCTTGGTACGGTGGTCGATGTTGTGTGGGTCGATGGTTATTTCATGACCACTGATGGCACAAGCCTGGTTGTTACGGAGCTCACCAATCCGTTGTCAGTGAACCCGCTCAAGTACGGGTCGAGCGAGGCCGATCCTGATAGCGTCGTTGCGTTGCTCAAACTCCGCAATGAGGTCTACGCGCTCAACCGCCACACGATCGAGGTGTTCGACAACATCGGCGGCGACTTTTTCCCATTCCAGCGTATCGAAGGCGCGCAGGTGCAGAAGGGCTGCGTCGGCACCAATGCCTGTTGTGTGTACGAGGAATCAATTGCGTTCCTTGGTGGCGGACGCAATGAGGCCCCATCGATCTACGTTGCAACCAATGGACGTGCTCAGCAGATCAGCACGCAAGAGATAGACCGGATCTTGCTGGGGTACACCGAGGCGCAACTGGCCGGCGTCAAGCTCGAGGCGCGCAACGATAAAGCACAACGTTTACTGTATGTGCACTTGCCAGACCGCACGCTTATCTACGACGCCACCGCCTCGGCAGCCCTGGGCGCTCAGATTTGGACGGTCCACACCAGCACGCTTAGCGCCAGCTTCGCACAGTACAAAGCGCGCAACTTGGTGTGGGTCTACGACAAATGGTGGGCGGCTGACCCAGCCTCGACCACGTTTGGCACGCTTACTCAGTCAATTGGCACTCACTGGGGCGCGCATGTACGGTGGGAGTTTGGCACCTTCATCCTGTACAACGGCGGCAAAGGCGCGATCATTCATCAGATCGAGCTGGCGGCCTTGACCGGCCGCGTGATGTCTGGCCTCGACCCTACGTTGGCAACGTCATACTCGACCGATGGCGTGACCTGGAGCCAGTCTAAATTCATCAAGGCCGGATTTTTAGGCGATCGCAACAAGCGTTTGGCATGGTTCCAGCAAGGGTTCATGCGTAACTTCCGCGTCCAGCGGTTCCAAGGCGATACTCAGACGCACTTGTCTATCGCCAGACTTGAGGCACAAATCGAGGCTTTGGCTAACTGATGGCTAACAAACTCGGGCTAACACGTGACCAACTTGCCAGCTTCTTAAAAGACCCGGAGCAGATTAAGCAATTCGAGAAGCTATTCTCCGCAGTCGATCAGGCGATCACCGTCATTTTGCCAGCCATCAATACAGACACAGGCATTGGAGAGTCGCAAGCGCAAGAAGCTGCGGGCCTGATTAACGCGCTCGGCCAGGCCGTAACGGCTCAGATCGGTTCACTAGAAGCTGCTAGCGCTCAGATCGCGGCTCAAGTCGCCGAGTTGGCAGCAGAGGTGCAGGGCATCGAGTCGCGCCAGGACGAGACGATCACAGGCCAGATCAAACGACTACAGGATGACATCGACGGATTGTCTAACCTGGTGTTGGTGCAGAACCATCCAAAGCGCCGCAGGATTGGCAACTTCTACGACACGACCACACAAACTGCGGCTGTTATTAATACGGCATACGCGATAACATTCAACACATCCGACGTATCCGATGGCGTGTATATCGGATCACCGTCTTCTCGGGTCTACGTAGACACCGAAGCCACCTACAATTTTCAGTTCTCGGCGCAGCTTGACAATACGAGCGGCGGCAACCATTTGGCGTATATCTGGTACAGAGTAAATGGTGCAGACGTTGCAAACTCGGCGAGCCAAGTGCGGCTCAAAGGTTCGGACGGTGAATTGGTTGCAGCGTGGAATTTTGTCGCTAAGCTCCGTGCAGGAGACTATTTCGAACTAATGTGGGCAGTTAGTGATACTGCAGTTCAACTAGTTGCACAGGCGGCTGCGGCTCCGGTTCCTGCAATACCTTCGGCGATTCTCAGCGTCATCACGGCAGATTAAGGGTAAATCATGGCTGTCATTACTAAAGCACTATTAGACTCAAAGTACCTGGAAAACGTACAGACGACGCAATACACCGCCACAAACTGCCGTGCGTTGATTACCAAGGCCACCATTACCAATAACGACACGGTAAACCGCACTGTATCAGTGAACGTGGTTCCGCCCGCAGGCAGTGCAACCAATACAAACCGGATCATCAACACCAAGACGATTGTTCCAGGTGAGACTTACTTGTGCCCCGAGCTATCCGGCCAAGTCATTGAGTCGGGCGGGTTCTTATCGACGATTGCCAGCGCTGCGTCGGCTCTTAGTATTCGCGTAAGCGGCCAGGAGATCACCTGATGAGCAAAGACAAGTTACCCGCTCTGATATTTAAGGGATTCGGCGGGATCAAGGTCGAAGAGCCTTTCGTCACGACCGCCGAGAACAAAAAAAACACTCAGACGGTTATCGACGAATGGTCGCTAGGCCCGATTGTCCCGTCGATTGAACCCGGTGCTAATGGCCCGTTTTGGTCTAAGTTAGCGAAGGCCTGGCAAGTGTCTGACAAGGAAGCACGTCGACGGTTTTGCGCTAACTGCGAGTACTTCCAGAATGACACGATGTTTCAGGCAAAGATGGAGCGCATCCCGCTGAATAAGTACGACATAGGGGCGGGCGGCCGTGGGTTCTGCGAAAAGTTTGACTTTATCTGCCATAACCTACGCGTGTGCAAGGCGTGGGAAGAGCGCGAAGGGGATTGATTATGGCTGCTTCACCGTGGTTTTGGGAAGAGACAAAACCAAAACGCGAGACATATGAAACGCCATTTGGGACAATTGAAAAACAGACTGATTATGTATGGGGCAATAAAGATCTATCCTATGAAGATTACAATGCTGGAAGGTTTTCTCCATCCCAGTTTTCAAAATACGCGCAAGCTGGAAAGTTCGGCATTTCTGGAAGTGCTAGGCCCGACACAACGGCAGCAGCACAAAGCGGCAAAGTTGTCGATGTCATGGCAGAGGACCTTCCAAGGGCTTTGTATGTAGTAGGGAAAAACACTGAGCAAGCACTATTTATCCATCCGCAAACTAAGCAACTAGTAACGTTATCTGAATTGCCAAAGGGCCCAAGCGGTCGATTGCAAGCAATTGGTCAGGCCGACGGGAATCCATTTGTAAGCCGCGCAGGAAATCTTGAGTTACTTAGGATGCCTGAGCAGTCACAATGGGTGAAAATGCGGGATCGGTTCATCAATCCGATTGCGCTTCCGATGGCTGGGCTTGCTTTAGGTGCGGCAGCACTCCCTGGATTAAGTGCTGGTGCCGCTGGCGCTGCCGGCACAGCAGGTGCGACGGGGGCAGGGGCAGCAGGCGCCGGAGCCGCATTGCCTGAGCTTGGTGCCGGACTGTTTGCTGGTGGAGCAGAGACGGCCGGGGCAACGTCTGGCGGGTTTCTTGGTGGTGGCGGCGGTTTTCTTGGATTTGGTAGCGGAGCGTCCGGGGCCAGTGCATTACCAGGCTTTGCGACTCCGACGTTAGGAGCAACACAAATGGCATCGACTGGCGGCGGGTTATCTGGCCTGATGAGTTGGTTGGGATCGCCGACCGGGCAAGCAGCGATGCAAGCCGGATCGGCTGCATTGCAAAGCGGTGCAGCGCAGCGTGCAGGCGCTCAGCAGGCTGGCGCGGCACAGGCTGGCATTGAAGAGCAGCGCAGACAATTTGAGGCGATGCGCGCTGGTCTTGCCCCCTTTCAACAGGCAGGCACTCAGGCTCTTGGTGGTTTCGCGCCATTCCAACAAGCCGGGCTGCAAGCATTCCAGCAACAACAAGCATTGGCGGGCTTACAAGGCCAGCCGGCTCAGCAGCAGGCAATCTCCGCGCTAGAACAGTCTCCGCTCTATCAATCACTAGCCAAGCAGGGAGAAGAAGCACTCTTGCAACGTGCCTCGGCCACTGGCGGGCTACGTGGTGGGAATATTCAGGCGGCACTTGCCCAGTTCCGGCCCGCGATGCTTCAGCAGCTCATCGACCAGCAGTATGCGCGCCTCGGTGGGCTTTCTGGTACTGGGCTTGGAGTTACTGCACAACTCGCCGGGATGGGGCAATCGTCGGCAGCCATGCAAGGCCAGGGTGGGATGGGTATGGCGTCTAATATCGGGAACCTACTTGCTCAGCAAGGCCAAGCCCAGGCAGGCGGCACGCTTGGCACAGCTCAAGGCATTGGCCAACTGTTCAACATTCCGTCTCAGATTGCAGGTCAGCAGCGCGCCAATGCACTGTTTGACATGATGTCGCGTATGCCGGGGGTGACGCAATAATGGCTCAGCCTTTCAATTACTCGCTTGGCCTGAAAAGCCCGATGCAGGTCGAGCAAGAAGCGTTCACGGGTGAAATGCAGGGCCTTGAGTTGCAAGCCCGTATACAGCAAGCTCAAGCTCAAGCTATTGCAGAGCAGCAGAAAGCCCAGCAGGCCGCGCTATTGCAGCAGCAAAGGCAGGCGGCGTTCGCCAGGTTAAACGCGCCTGACGTTACGCCGGATGACTACAGAAATGCGGCGTTGCTTGGTAATAAAGACCAAGTTGATGTCATCATGAAAATGATGGCGCAAGGTGATGAAACCAAAAACCGCGCCGCAATTGGGAAGCTGTCTCCGATCGTCTTTGCCCTGCACGCTAACAAGCCAGAGCGGGCTATATCTGTTCTTGAGCAACAAAAACAGGCTTACGAGGGCAATCCAGAGGTGCAGCAGGAGTTGCAATCTAGGATCGACGCGATCAAATCAGATCCAGAGGCGGCAAAGCTAGAGATCACTGGGATAATGTCGCTCATCCCTGGAGCAGATAAGGTACTAGAAAATCTTCTTAAACTGACGGCAGACCGGCGCGCGCAAGAACAAGCTAAAGTAGATATTAGAAAAGGCACAGCAGAAGCAAGCCTTAAAGAAGTTCAGGCGAGATTTGCGCCAGATCAACTAGCCGCCGACCTTGGACTGACACGCGCTCAGATAGGGCAGGCCAATTCCGCAATTAGGGCGCAAAACGCTGCAGCTAAAGCATCATCCGCAACTGCTGCACGCGCTCAAGCCGAAGCGGATCAAATGGCATCAGGAATCGTGCCATTAGAAAAAAGACCAGAACTAGAAGGGAAACTTCGCAAAGAATACACCGATCAAACCAAGGTTTATCAGGAAGTCAAGTCATCCTATGGCCGAATCTTGGCGGCAGAAGATTCAGGTGCTGGAGATATCGGGCTGATCTACGGATACATGAAAATGCTCGACCCTGCCTCGGTTGTTAGGGAGGGTGAGTTTGCTACTGCTGAAAATACGGCAGGCATCGATAACAAACTCAGGAATATGTACAACAAAGTGCTGACAGGTCAGCGACTTACTCCAGAACAAAGGAAAATGTTTACCGGCCAGGCTGGCAAATTGTACAAATCTGCGCTCGAGCAGGAATCGGTCGTGCGCAATGGGATAGGCAGGATTGCCAAGGGTTACGGCCTCAACACTTCAAACATCTTCTACACAGAATCAGAACGTCCTCCGACTGCCTACGGTGGACAGCCAACCCTAAGCCCACAAGGTATGCCGCAAGGGAAGACGGGCGTAACGGTCAAACTGCCAAACGGGCAATCATTCGTGTTTCCTAATCAGCAAGCCGCAGATCAATTTAAAGCACGTGCAGGGGTGCGTTAATGGCGACCGACTTTGAGGCACTAGCAAGGCAGTTCGGTGGGCAGGCTGTGCAATCAGCCCAAGGCGAGGACCTTGAGGCGCTGGCGGCTCAGTTCGGCGGCCAGGCGCAACCGCAGGCGCAGCCAGAAACCACGGCGGCAGGTCTTGCTGGTGCTGCTACGCGTGGGCTTGCTCCGATCGCCGCTGGAGCAGCGTTAGGCGCAGCAGCAGGCGCTCCGCTTGCCGGTATCGGTGCTATCCCTGGTGCGCTGGCTGGCGCGGGTGCTGCCGGCTTGGCTCAGCTAGTTGGCGATCCGTTGGTATCCGGCATCAACAGCCTATTAGGCACCCGGTACAAAACGCCGTCGGATGCTATGGCCGACCTACTGACGCGCCTAGGCGTCCCGCAGGCCGATACCGAAGCAGAACGTATCGTGCAGTCAATCGCAGGCGGTGCGGGAGGATCGGCTGGCGTTGCGGCCGGAGGAAAAGCAATTCAAGCATTGGCAAAACCAAGTTCAGAAACATTACAAAAGGTTGGTCAATTTTTTGGTACGTCTCCTGCATTGCAGACTATAAGCGGCGGGACCGCTGGAGGATCTGCGCAGATAGCCGCAGAAATGGGAGCCAGTCTGGGGGGGCAGTTCGCGGCTGGCTTGGCTGGCGGAATTGCTCCATCCGTCCCTGGTCTAGTAAAGGCTGGGCTTGGCGCGGCTGCAAAAGCCATCTCGCCAGAAGGAGCCGGTGCCAAAGCTCCCGCATCAATGGCTGTTGAAGGCCAGCCAGTACAACAGCCGGCGCAGCCAACGGT